CTTGCCACAGACTTAACCTCGGTGGTCTTAATTCCCTCAATCCAACTAAGAATATTATTATCTACTTTAGTTTGCACATTGAACAAATTCTTCCCCACACTTTTAACTCTAACATCTTGCACATCCTTAGTCTCATCAAACCATATTGGATATTTAGCGTTCATTTCATCTGCTGTGAGGTTGTAGTCGGGGTTGGATGAGTCGATGCCCATATCGATACACATTACTTCTTTTACTTCCATTACTTTTCCATTAGCTGTTGCTGTGTCCGCATAGTTATGGTTAACATACAAATTCAAACCAAGAGAGTAGTCCCCTGTTGCAGTAATAACACTATTTAAAATTATTTCTTCGTTTTGAATTGGGTTGCTAAAAATCACATTTTGTAAAGGTGAGGAAGTTAAATTTCTAAATAAAAATTGAATGTTTATGCAAGCGCTGTTTGTTACTTTTACTTTTGCACGTAGGAAAGTTCTGCTATTTAGTTTAGGTTTGAAACTTTCATTATATGAGCGTACTCTTCCGTAGGTGCTTGAACCACTGGCGGTGTTGATTAGCTTGTTTGAAATAACACTACTTGAAGAAGATTCTGAAATCCATCCAGTAGTCCCATTAGCAAAGTTACCATTCTCAACAATATTCGTTGCTGTCTTACCATCAACGACAGCTGTCAATTGCCCTTGTTTTGCTGTTGATGGAAGTGATGTTACGAGTGAGTCTGTTTCTGTTAGTGTTGATACTGCTTGTGTAGTAACATCTGCCAATTCACCATTAATGCTATTAATTTGTTGGTTAGTATAATATTGCTCTACTTCTAAACTATTAAATGCATTTGTCCACGTAACTACTTCTGGCATAGGCACAAAATAGACATTATCTCCAATACCTACAATTACATTAAACGTAAATTGATTGGTAGTTGTTATCGCTCCATTTGCATCTAATAAAAATACTTCTGTTACAACCATTCCTGCAACTTGCAATAATTGCGTCGGAATAATAAATTTCATATTTCCTATTATCAAATCTTGTTCTTCAAAATCATTTTGATATAATATCTCTCCTATTTTATTTTTGTAAACAATAGTAGCCATACATCCAGATAAATCAGCAATTTTACCTTCGTTATGTATTGTTAAATTTATTAAATTACCATCATCGTCTCTGCTTACAACATCAAATACTGTATTTCTTGTCTTGTTAATTAAATCTAATAATATATCAAATTGTTTGACCATATTGTATTCCTCCTATAAGTAATGTAGACAATATACGCTGTTTTAAGGACTTTAAAATACTTAGTTGAGTTATTGTATTAAATCATTATGAACTCAACTAATATATATACAGGAATTACTTAGCTACTACTTTATCATCTATTGTATTAGTCATATCTGGTTCATTCATTCCGATAAAGCTATTATCTAATAACTCTCTCTCTAATGCCATCTGCTGTAACTCTTCATTCGCTTCTTGGTCTGTCAGATTTCTCCACTTCTTCATATATGCTTTCTTAGACAATGTGAAAGCGTTTACTTCTGATATGTCAATTGCCTTTTCTTCTTGCTCATCTTCTGGTAAAGGATAATTGTTTACAATATGAATCTCATACTCAATCGGCGTAATCTTATCTTTTGTATATCTCTCTGCTGTCTTAGGATATAACATTGAACCTTGAATAATTACGTCTACTAAATATTCTAATTGAGGTGCCCACATCTTCATCTTCTCTTTGCACCTTACAACTAATGGCCAGTAAATTGCTTTCAACGCTTTACCACTTGTTATACTACCCATCATACTTTCTAAAGTAATATTTGGCATATCGACTACTTCATACATAGATGTTTTAATTCTATCTAATGTAGTCTTTAAAGCTGCACTATACTCTATGCTACTTGTTAACATTCCAACTGATGGAGCAGGATTGTCTATATTCTGGTCTGATGCTAAATCCCAGAAACTACCAGCAGCTGAACTTAAACCTACTGTTGAACTTGAATCCATATCTACTGTATATCTGATTGGGTTCATGCTCTTTCTTTCGCTATCAATATCTGCATTAGATAGTTTGCTATACCAACTCTCATAGTTGAATAGTTTATCTATTTCTGATTCTCCTAGATTGTCTCCAGTTAAGCCGTCATTGATAAATATAGAAACTGGTATTCTATCAAATAGAGTTGGCTGAAACTCTTCTACTATTTCTATGAGTACGCCTCTACCATCATATATACTTTCTTCTAACCAACATAATCCATTGACCATTTCTAACTTCTTTTTATATACTCTTTTCTCTGCTAAGTTTATCTTATCTTCAATAACTACAAACGATACAAACTTACTTAACTCTTCTGCATTGTTTACTCTAGTCTCATAGATAAAATTTAAAGCAGATAAGAATGTTATTGTTACACCCGTATCTTCGCTAAAGTTAACTACTCCTGCAATCCTCTTACCTATAAAGCAATCTTTAGCTGATTGCAAAAGTATCTTATCAAACTTATTCTTCTTTAGTATAGTTGTAATCATATCTTGCATAACTGTAACCATATCTTTTTCAGATTGATTAGCTGCATCTAAGTCACCCTTATGCTCAATGATTATATCTGGTGTCTCACCGAATAAGAATCTTACTTCTTTATTAATTAGACTTGCTGTAGTCTTATACCTTAAATCTGCTGGTAAGTAATCTGCACCTGAACCTTCTGGTATAAACTTTGAACCTTCTTTGTATATCCTATAATACTGAACTATCTTTGCAAACTCAGCTAGTATTTCTCTAGTCGAACCTTTAGATTCTGCATTAATTAGTCCATAAGGAATATTATTATAAGCTGTAACTATTTCAGTTGAAGCTGTTAACATTTGTTGCGTTTCTTCTGGCATATCTTTCCCTCCTTATTCAGAGAAGCCATATAATTCTTCTCTATCTATTTTCTCACCTATACATTTATTAACTTCTCTACCATTAATCACATTGTAGTATCTACAACCTATCTTCTTGCTGTTTTGATAAAGTATCTCCACGTCTTTAGTCTCTATCTTTTCATGAAACCATCTTGGCATACGACTTGTGAATAACTTGAACTGTTGTTGCATTACTTTCTCTCTATGCCTGCTTTACTATTAGACTTTCTATCTTTTAAGTCTGCTACTAAATAAGAATCTAATCCATACCATATCGCACTGAATGTATGCGGGTCAATGCTAAAATCGTCATGAACTATATTTCCCTTATTATCTTTCTTATATGTTAATTCTTTCAACTCTCTAATACAAGATATGCATTTAGGACTACATATAATTTTTCTGAATCTCTTTATCTTTCTTGTATTAGATAGTCTGCTGCCTGCGAATTTATTTCTACAACTTCTTATCTTATATCCCATTTGTCTATAATAACTAATTGCCTTTGGGTCTTCATTATCTGCTACTATCTGTCTCTGCTCATTTCTATACTTTTGCATCTCATCCATATTAGCCATCTTNTCNTCTGTAACATGATTAATATATAACTCACTATATATGTATAAGTATTTCTTCTTATCGTCTACAGCCATATCTATAACTGCATTATAACTTTCTTCAAATCCAAAGTCCATTCCTGTAAAATGTAATTCAGATGGTATTGCTCTAACGGCTTCAATAAACTTCTTAGCATTAGTTGCTACTTCAAATTGAGGCAGAACTCTTATACCATTTGCACCAAATCTTCCCCATCTTGCTACTCTATATAACGGATAGTCATAATTCTGAATATCATCTAATCTTGCTAAATAAGACTTAGGCAAGAACGGGTTATCATCTGGTACACTATGATGGTAATATACTCCATTCTTTATAATTGTTTTCTTCGCATATAATTGCTCATCATCAAGTATAATTGTTTCTTGCCCATCATTATCTATTCTAATAAAGAAGTGTCGATATACCCAATTTGATTTATCTACTGGATTACATGATAAGATAAAATGCAGACTTACTCCGGGTGTTCTTATACGTCCAAGTAGCTCTTTATAACCATCATACTTTATTTCGCTACATTCTTCTAACCATACTATACTTACACCATTAATAGATTTAACTTTTTCTGGCTTATCCATACCTTTAAATATTATTCTACTCCCATTAGGAAATAAGAATTGCATAGGACTTTGTCTCTTTTTAACCTTTGTCTTTCTATGTAGCTTATTACTTTCATCGGCTAATAAATCCATATCCATTAATATCTCTACTAATAAGTCAAAGCATGATTCCGTTATAGTATCATATACTTCTCTTACTACTAATACTTTTCTTTTCTCTTGTAGGCATTTGAGTATAATCTTCAAGCCTATTTGATATGACTTGCCACTCCCATATCCACCTATTAAGAAATACTTCTCATAGTCCCAATCGAATATGAAATCAGCAAACCGTTCCGTTACTTCCTTAGTTATCTCCAATGTATACTCACCTACTCTGCTTATTTAATCTTGCTGTAACATTATTACTAACTCATCTAATTGCTCTGATGCTTCATACTTGCTTAACTCGGCAAACGTTTCTTCATCCGCCTCTTGACCTAGTAGTTCGCACATATATTTATAATAGTGCAATTGCTTATCTGTTACCATCTCTTTATATATTGCCATAATACTATACTCCTTCACTTAACCATTGCTCTTCTTCGCTTCCGCCTTTTATAACTTTACCTTTCTTACTCTGCTTAGCTAAGGTAGAACACTTGTTCTCATCTGGTTTCTGTTCATTTGTATTACTTGCAATAGCTTCTTTCTCTTTACTCTCTTCTACATTCCAATTATCTTCATTATCCTTTTGAGCTTCGTTCTTGCCATGACGTATAATATTGACTGTGATATTTGATTCATCATCTTTTAATTCTAACATATTATCTCTATTGCGTTTCCATAATTCTGGTTTTCTATTATTCAACCATATTGCAATTGCCGTTACATTAGGTGAGATTTCTTTTGTCGTTTTCTCTAATCTAACTGGTCTATTACCATCTTTATCTGGTGACCCTGATATGATAGTTTTGACCTCTTCAATACTATAACCTAATGCTGATTTCAGTAAGGCATTTTCTACTTTGTAATCTACTACTTCTCGCCCTCTGGCCATTGCTTCTTCGATTACTGGATATTCTTTTCTCCATACCCATAAAGTCTTAGCAACTATTTGTAATCTTTCTGCAACCATATCATTTGTGTAGCCATCACGTGTCCAACATTCAATCAACATCAGATTATCTGGCTTAATCCACTTTTCTGCTTCTGATGCCATTTTATATCCTCTCTTTCATTTGTTCTTTTATACTAAATAAAACTACCAGCTAATTAAAGCCGATAGTTATTACTTAGTTATCTATTTATAAAATTCATCTGAACTTTTTAATATTCTGTTGTCTGTTTTCTTCTACCACTCTTTTCCATAACCATTTTGGTAAAGGATTTTCTGCTCTTTGATTTTTAATACTTACACTTTCAGCTTCTATATTCTTAGCCTCTTTTGTTTCTTGTTGCATATCTGATGAATCAACAATTTTAGCTCGTGGAGGAGACCACTTTGTTGCTTCTATATTTTTAGCATCTTCTATTAATCTTTTAGCTCTATCGAACTTTAATCTACAAGGTTCACAACATACAATTGAATCTTCATTACAAGGACATTCTTCACAAATAGCTTTATTCATAGCTTTTACTTTTATTATTCTTTCATTATAATACTCTTTAGTTTCTACTGCTTCTTTTCTGCCCGTATATTCTTCTGTCCATTCTTCCAAATTAACAGCTTCAGCTAAATCTGCTTTCATTCTTACAAACTTTTCATTTTCAGCTTCTCTTGCTAATTTAACTAATTGAATGAAAGCGGCATTATACAATATATTATGGTCATTAGCTTCTGTGAACTCACAAAATGCAATCTGTTCAACTATTTCATTAACTGATGAATTAGCGTATGGATTATCCTTTGGTTTTTCTGTGACTTTAAACTCACCTATGGCAATAGTTTTATATCTTGTTTCTTCTAATGTTTTATAAGTTCTCAAATCTTCTAAAAATCCTTTAATCAAAACTTTGCTTGAAATATCATCTATTTGCTGATTTCTGTTCCACTTAATTAATGATGATTCTACATTGTCTGAAAAGCCTTTCCACTTTTTATTTTTCATTTAATTTTCTCCTTTAATCTATAAGGGGGAGGAGCCGAAGCCCCTCTAGTTTCTATAATCTTATTTTCTTTCCAGTTATAATATCTACTACTGTTGTGCCTTTACCGAATGCTGTTTGCATTTCATATATTTCTTCTTCTGATTCTTTTTGTATTTTCATTCTTGAAATAGTTTTTCCTACTTCATCTTCTCTAGCAGCAATTGTTGCTAACTTTTCATAAGATGTTAAACAACCAGCAGTTTCTAAAACTTCCATCATATCTGACATTAATGCTCTACCAATGCAATTTCTTGCAACTCCGTTTTCGTCTATTGTTATTGCTCCTTTTATAAAATCTGATTTTACTTGAGCAATTGTTTTATTAGCATTCTTAATCCAGTAGACACCTAGTAAACCGTTTAGTTCTTGTTGAAATCTTGTCATGATATTTTCTCCTCTAAGAAATTAGTTATAGTTGATTGGTATACATACATTATATCATACTTTCTATAGTTTGTACACTGTTTTATCATTTATTTTAAAAAGAATTTATATAGTTATTATATCCAAAATCAGCAAAGTTTATACTTCTTTATTGCTTTTCTTGCTATTTTTTATTTCTTTTTCGGAATCTAAATATTTTTGAGCTAACAATGATAAACCTTTTTCTTTATCGGCTTTCTTTACTTCGCCTTTTGAGATTAATCTTTCAATAGCTTTATCAATAGTTCTACCATCTTGAATCTTTACTTTGCCTCTGCCAGTTATAGACGATATTGGCACCCATTGCTTATCATCTACATTATCATACCACAAATCTTTTATTTCATCCATATGATTTTCTACAATCAATAACATAGCTAATATTGCTGTTGCAGCATTCTTAATCTTTGAGGCTGATGAAATATCGTCTAATGTTTCTAGCCACTTATCATACTCACTAAATCTGGCTAATAGTGTTCTATTCTTACCACATTCTATCTTAACCTGTTTTATTATTCTTGCCACATCTTTTGTTTCATTAGGCAAAAATACAATGTTTAATAGCTGAAAGTCTAGCCCAAATACTGACATTCCTTCTGTTCCAACTTTGTCTAATAGCTCTAAAGTTTTATCATCTAAGCCTGAATACATCTTGTAATCAAACTCATCTATTGATTCGTATAACTGCTTTAATGTTGCTAAATCATCTTGTCCTGCTATACTATTATGAGATAATTGTAGAGCTATCTTCTGACTATGAGTTAACTTATCATCAGTTACCATTACGCTAATAGTTTTCAAATCTGCTTGTATTGCCGCTTGTACTCTATGATTTCCACTCAACACTAAGTATACACCATCATTTTCTAAACAGCAAAATGGAACTGACGTTAAATCTCCATCATTCTTTACATTATTCACTAACCTTTGGAATTCTTCATGCTTCATATATCTAGCATTAATTTCTAATTGTCTAATACTTCTTGGGTCAATTTTTATTATTTTAGTTTTCAATATCTTCACCTACTTTTTTAATTACACCATGTTTATTTTTCCATATCTTCAAACCTTCTCGTAAAGTCCACCCTCCCATTAAAGCACCATAACATAATTTGTAGCCTGAATTATAATACTTATCTGAAATATCCCCTTCATCTTTAACTTTTTCTTCATCCATTTTCTGCTTTACAAATAATTCTAAAATACCTCTATATTTCATGCTTGCTTGATTCTTTGAAAATGCTGTAGTTGATAAACTTCTTACTCTTCTCTTTGTCAATCTTTCTGCTATAAGCTTACTTTCTTTACTTAAAGCTGAATATAGAACTAACTTAGCTAATCGTTTATACTTCGTTGAGTTCACTGGAAAGTCAGACAGTAGATAAATCATGGGTGTCTCAATATACTTGCTTAAACTGTCTCCTGTTAACATAGGACTTGTACTAAATGCGTATACACCTATCAATAAATTTCTAACCATTATGCCTATAGCCATAGTCTCTTGTCCGGGTTTTATATTAGCGTTCATATATTGCGAACGTAAAGCGTGAAACTCTTCTGATTTAAGTTTTATCAACTTAATATCGTCATTCTCATCAATATCATCTTCTTCGCTTATCCTATCTATCATAAGCATTTTTATCTTTTGATTAGGTATAATTATTTTCTTATTCTCTGAATTAGAATATATGTATACTGGCACAGCTCTATTAGTTGTTGTTGTGATTCCTGTTAAGCAGAATTCAAACTCGTCTAATCTTTCATTAACAGCAAACAAGAAATATTTGTGAGTTGTCATTTTTCTAAATAACTCATAAATCTTTTCTTTATCAATCATATCATAAGATGGTTCTTCCCATATCATAGCATCACTTACTACTTTAAACATCTTTTCATAATCGCCACTAAAGAATGGCGGATAGCATGCTACTCCTTGGTCTAAGGGAATATCATTTATAAACATACATACATCACCGGCAAAGAATGAACTTAATTTTAACTTCATTACTTCTAATTTAGCCTTAGTTTTAGAATGCATAACTGGATATTGTTCCGTATAGGCGTTTCTCATACGTTTTGCATATGTGTTATCTTTTTCTTCTGACACTAAGAAATATGGCAAAATATCTGTCATAATCATAATAGAAGCTATCTTATCCATATCATCATTGAAGTATTGGTCTCGGATGAACGCTAGTCTATCATCTAAACCTTCCTTAAACTCCATCAATAAATCATCACCTGCTAGTAACCTTCCTAAACTACTAGAATAAATTGTAACATCATTCCCGTGAATTCTTCCTTCATAGAATGTATTTATAGCTCTTTCTAACGTAAAATTGCCTGAACATCCAACATATATATCTTCGCAATTCCAATCTTTTATAATATTTCCAAACATATTAATAGCCGCTGAAGGTAAACTCCCTCTAAACATAATCTCTTATACGATAAAAAGATAGCGATTAAGCTACCCTTTTAACTCCTTCCCTTTTAATATAATTTCATTTGGTCATTCTTCAATATCTTTTTTAAATCTTCTTTATCATCTTTTAGCTCAACTATCTTAATATCCATATTATATTTAAGCCATAACTCTTCTTCTAGCCATTTAGCTACCATATTTCTATGACAGAAATCTTGTCCACTTTCTATTTTAGCAGTGGCTTCATGACATAATAAAATAGCATCTTCGCCTAAATCTTCATATACTTCTAAAGCATCTAGCTTATTTAAAATCTGTTCTCTATAAAGTTTTTCATATTCAACTGAATCTTCTAATTTAATCAATTCCCAAGTTGGAAATAAAGGTGGATAAGTTCTGCCTGACCAGTATCTGCAGCTTCTTGCTATTGATACTCCTTCTAGGTCTCTACCTTTAAAGTTCTTACTATTTAATCTAGCAAAATAACTTGTATGCATTTAACTTTCACCTTCCTTATTTTATTTCTCCATCTTCTTCTAATGCCATAACATAAGCTTCAATCCAACTCTTTTGAGTTTCATCTGGTTCTAAATCTACTTCTTTAACAAATTCTTTTGCTAGTTTATTTGCTTGTGCTCTTGTCATGTTTTCTCTTCTCTAAGATTTATTTAAGTTAAACTTTATTAACTTATAACTTATTATAACATATAGCTAAGCGTTTGTACACATATATTTAAAGTTATTTTAAAAATAGCATGTCAATAGGAGCTGTTTTAAGACCTTTAAATTCTTTATCGATATAGTTATGAACTATGTACTTCTAATTGATTAAACTAATGTTTCTTGAACCTGTCTAACTGAACAAATCCCGGTGTCTCTAATACAATTATTGCCATCTTACTTCCAACTCTTCTTGTCTTAGCTGTAAACTTTCTTCTGCAATGTTTGCATGTATGATTCTCAAATTGCAAATTAATATTCATTTCATTTCCACATACTGGACAAGTAACTACTTTCCAAATCATTACCCCTCACCCGCTCTTCTTTTGTTTTTAAAAACAATAATAGGCTCAGCCAAAGTAGCCGAACCTGTTAAACTTAACTGATTTATTTATAAGGAAGAATATAGACATCCGTTTTCTTCCCATACATATAAACTTCTCTTTTAGTTAAGGTTTCTTTGATAAGTAATATTTGCTTTTCTGATAAACCGCAACTATCTATCTCACCTTCACTATTTCTAAAGCTACCGGAGAATACTAAGTTTCCCACTAACTGTTCAACTATTTCTTCTCCGCGTAAACCTCCACGTAAACCATCAAGCACCACTAATGCAGATACTTTCAAATCCATAAGTTTCCCTTCATCATTACACCAAACATCAATCTTTGATTCTTGCAATTTACGATTAAAGGTAACATGTTCTATCAAGCCTGCAACTCCCTCACTGAGCAATTCGTATGGTACTTTCTTACCTGTGAACTTCACTTCTGTAAACTCTAATGTCTCTGCACTTAGAACTAAAATTTTTCCTTCTAGCATGCTTCTGCACTTCCTTTGTAATTTTATTTTTACAGATTATAAAACCTGAAGCGAAAAGATGGAATTGAACCATCTTCTTCGACTTGGAAAGCCGATGTTCTTCTATTGAACTATTTTCGCGAGTATTTCTTTTACTATCCTGCATTGCTCTTTACACTCAATTAATTCTACCATGTTATTTTCTTGCTTTGCTTTTAATGCTCTTCCACTTATTCTTTTTAACTCTAAACATAAATCTTTAGTTGCTTCTGTTTTGCTCATTTTATATTCTCCTCTAAGAATTAAGTTGATAGTATGTGTAACAATTAATAAGTAATGTTTAACTTAGTTCTATTATATCATAAGCTAGATTAGATGTCAATAGATATAATGAAAATAGTTTATTTATTTTAAAAGGCCAGTAGGTACGTTTGCTAATACCTACTGACCAACTGCTATATGTTCTTAATAAAAACGTTACATTCTCCGCATATCCCATAAGTGCAATTTAAACAATTACGATTAAAGCCTATAAGCTCTGGTGTCCTCTTTCTGCTTATTCGTAGCCTTCTTTTTCTTGCGTTGTTCAACCCGTCTTTCATATCTGCTAGACTTTTCAATTCTTTCATCACTCCCATTTTCTTCCTCCGTATATCTTAGATAGGTTGTCCTATTTTTTATCATAGCTTTCCTTTCCTCTCTAAGTAATTTTCAACTTCATTGAGATATAATATAATTTCTTGAATATCATCTTGGTTTATCACTATATCATTATCGTCTATGACTTCTGTAAACCTTCTAGCTGGCACAGGTACTGATGAACCTTTGTTATACGTATTAGCTAATGTACTTAATAAATAAGAAGCTATAAACATTATTATTGGAATTAGTAACTCTCCACCGAATCTAATCTCCCAGTTCCTTCTTACGATTAAACTATACCCATATATCAATGTAACGTATGGATTAGAAATCAATAGGATGAATCCTAGGACCTTTAAATTAGATTTGATATAATATGTTAACTCATGATATAAATCTCTTAAACCATTCTTTAAACTATTCAATAGTATCTTCATTTACGTCTATATCTCCCTTCATCTTTTGTTTAAATAGCTTCTGCTTCAGTAATCCTAAGAAGTAAGTTGAGCTCTTTCCTATCTGTTCTTTAAGTCTAGCTTTATAAGCATCTACTTTACAACTACCACATTCAAAGTCTACATTCATATAAAATATTTGGTGAACTTCTTTGCATACCTTGCAATGTCTTATGTATATTTCTTCTTCTTCTAAAGCTACATGTAATGTTAATTTGAAAGTCGGTAATTGAGTTCCTTTAATTCTTACTACTTCGTAAAAGAATTTTAATTCGTCTCCCTGCGATATAACATTTGTAGCTAACCATTTACATAAATTTAAGTAAGCTTCTTTTGGACTATTATCAGCAAATTTCTTTTCAAATACCTTCTCCGAATACTTCATCTTTTGTAAGCATCTCACTTTCTTTTATTTTGACTTAGCTTTCAATACTTCTGCCTTAGCAGCCTTATCAGCTATTTCGTTGAATGTGTTACCAGAATGTCCCTTTATCTTTATCACATCTAATTTAACTTTCTTCTTCGCTCCTTCCGATAGCAAGTTATCTAATAATAACCATAAGTCTTTATTCTTAACTGGTTCTCTTTTAGAAGTTAACCACTTGTTTCTTTTCCAGGCTTTAATCCATTCATTTCTAACTGCATTAACTACATATGCACTGTCAGAATAAACTTCTATAACTTGGCATTTCTCATAATACTTATAAGCTTTAGATATACCCTCAATAACTGCTTTCAATTCCATTCTATTATTAGTTGCTTCTAAATCATTGCCAGATAGAATTCTATAACTCTCACTCAAATTGAATACTGCCGCCCAACCACCTGGACCAGGGTTTTCAGAACACGCCCCATCTGTAAAAATTCTAAGTTTCATTTTATCCTCGTTTCTAAATTTGCTAATGGAAATCCTTCTACTCTCGTTATCACCCATAATTGAATTAGTAGTTTTCCCCAAGTTTCATATAAACATATACCATATACATTGCCTAACCATTCATGATTGTCTGTTCTTTTAGAACTCACAGAATAGAACGGTAATTCGTTCGGTATATATGAAGGTGTTAACTGCTGAATCTTTATAGCATATTTTACACATAACATATTAACCACTTTTTCAATAGTCTCTAAAGGAATAACTTCATCTGTATCTGAATATTTACTTAAAGGCTTTATCTTACATAATACTTTTCTGATAATATCTTTTGATTCTTGTTTCCTATAATCTAACCTTAGAATATCTTCCGTTTTCATTATATCGCCTTTCTCTTTAGAATTGAAAACAGCCACCACAATCCGTGATGGCCATTTAGTTTTATTTACTAAGGATTAGATATCCCAATCATCTTCTTCTTTAGCAGCAGGTTTAGCCGCTTTAGTTGTCTTACCTTTAGCAGCCACTTTCTTTTCTACAACTTCTTCTACAGTTTCTTCTTCGCCCCAATCTTCTTCTTCCTCTTCTTCTACGTCAGCAGCTTCTAAGAGACCTACATAATACTTAACTGGTTTCTTAATAGCGGCTTCTATTTCTCTCTTCTTACAAAGTTTGAACAACTCTTGAGCTGACATCTTACTGTAATCGATAGTGTCATCTTCATCATCATCTGGTACAATTACTGGTTTGGCAGGTTTAGCTGTCTTAGCAGGTTTAGCATCTGCGAAGTGAGCTGTAAGAACTGCAAGCATATCATCTTTCTTAGTTGAAGCAAATTTAAGACCAATCTTTCTACCATAGTTATAAAGTTCTTTTCCAGTCATTTCATCAATTGGTTTCTCTGGAGCTTCTTCTGTTGTTTCAGCAGGTTTAGCAGTTTTTGCAGGTTTAGCTGTTTTAGTTTCTACAACTGTATCATCAGCATCTGTATCTTCATCAGCGTCTGAATCTGAACTAGCAGAATTGATACCTTCTTTTAATCTTGTGTTCAATTTGTTAACTGTCATGTGCTCAGGAAGAGCTACTAATAATTCAACTGCTGAATCATTATGCACTGATTGTGCTGCTAGGATTGCAAACAATGGGAATCTTTTACCGATGTCCATTTTATCCTCTCTTGTACCTTCCTTTAAAACTATGATTGCTTCTGATACTGTCCAATTCTTAGCCATAATTATTTCTCCTTTTAATTTTCCAACATTTAAGTTGTTTTGATTGGTTTATAATAAATGTGAGGTTCCACAATTTATTCAGTTACTAGAATCTTTGTATATTCTCCTCTAAGAAATTTATTTAAGTTATGATTAACTTATGAATACATCATATCACATAAATAAAGGTTTGTACATAGTTATTTGAAAATAAATTATTTATTTTTCTTCCCAGT